ACACCATAATGACAAGGGAATTTCAATGAAATACGTACAAACCAAGCCATATTACCCGTTCAAAACTGCTCTACAGCTCAGAGCCAGCATCAAAAAAAGCAAATTCCTATAGCATAAGCGTACCAATTAACCTGGACTCGGCAACGGCCAAGTCCAACAAGCGGTTTGTGCCATGCAAACAGCGCAACGCACAAATACTAAAACGTTATACGATTTTCTAGCGGAGATGTAACCTGAATATGAAGTTTATCGAATTAGAAGTAAAAACCGCATTTATTGTTCATGGATTTGACGAGAAGAATAAAGAAATAATTGAAAATGTATCAGATGATCAATTTATGAAGAAACTTATTTCAATTGATAGAATTCAATCAATCAGTGAAGAGTATGTTTTAGTTACTTCATCTCATTCACGAATTATGTATTGGGAGTACAATTGCTCAATGGTTGAGTTAACTAATAAATTAAAATTGTCTGGGTTAATAATCGTATAACAAGCTGTTAAACAAGGACAAAATACAGTTGGCTTTTGCTCCTTCGTCGCTTATTAGATCCAACTATATTTTGCCTGTTAACAGGGCGTTGAACTAAGCCGCTGGGCGGAGCCAAATGCTGACTCAATCGAGTGTATTAACCTCGTTGAATCAGTTAGACTTAAAAAAGATGTGATGGAACACTACAATGATAAGGGAATTTCAATGAAACACGAACAAATCAAGCCTCATAATCAATTCAAAACTGCTCTACAGCCCAGAGCTAGACTCAAAAAAAGCAAATTCCTATAGCATAAAGCGTGTCAATTAACCTAGACTCGGCATCGGCGAAGCTCAACAAGCGGTTTGTGCCATGCAAACAGCGCACAAATACTAAAACGTTATGCCTCGTTTACAGTTGGCACTTTCAATTAGGATTAAGATGAAAAGGATAATTTTTCTCACTTTATTGCTTGTGAGCCTGTCTTGTTATGCACAAAGCAAAAATGATACGAAGTCATACGTTGGAACTTATGGCTACTCTTCTCAAGAACTAATAATTTATCCTGCAACAAATAGCACTGTTGTTATTTATATGGATATAAACGGAGGTCCCCCTTATTATACCGGCGGCTCTTTCTATGGGACTGCAACGTTAAAAGAGGACTCTCTTCACCACTCTTCTTCTTGGAGAGATTACGAAGGAAAATCTTGTGAGTTCACAATCTCTTTTGAAGACAAAGTTATAGCTGAGAAAGAGATGAAAGCTGCAAAAGTTAATTTTGTCGAGAATCATAGCGATTGTGGTTCAGGTTTTCTCAGACGCTCGTTCAATGTCACATACTTTAAGTCTAGCGATATTCCAAAAAGCGTTGTAGAAAATCATTTTAAAGAAGATACCTGCTCGCTTAAAGGCCTTGCTCAAATGACTAAAGAAGGAAAAATATTTAAAGTTTCGAGTGATGAAGAATGTTCATTACTTTTAAAGTCCATAAACATAGAAAACAAGGCATAACAAGTCATTAAGAGGCGTTATACCCTATGAGTTTTCACATAAAAATGGCTACTTGATGTAGCCATTTTTATGGGCGTTTAACTGTGGTTTTTGCTGCCTAAAGGACTATGTTGAGAAAAATAGGGCTGCTCTAATGTATTGATATTGTTTGGTTTGTTTTTCATATTTGATGCGGGCACTTTTAACGTGCAATTTACGTTTTTTATTTAAGTGTAAAGAGTCATTAAATTGCTTTACTTCAAAGACATAGAAAACGTAGGATGAATTAATCAATAAGCTTTATGTGTTTTGTAGTATCAATTTAAAAAGGAGTCTATTTTGGGCGGCATAAGTATTTGGCAACTTTTAATTCTTTTCATCGTTTTAATTATTGGGATGTTACCTTGGGTTTTCGCTTTGGCATCTAAAAAAGCAAAAGGCATGCATAAGCTTATTTGGTTTCTCATGTCCTTCTTTATTTCTTGGATAGGGTATTTGGTCTATTACTTTGTCGTTATCAAGGACCTCCCAGAGAACAAGATATAGCAAGAATTTAAAGCGGCACCAAACAAAAATGGCTACTTGATGTAGCCATTTTTATGGGCGTTTAGCGGTATTTTTAGCGTAAACGGGCTTGTTTCTCTGCCAATCTTGCTAATGTCGCAATTTGTTGGTTTGCGGCTTCACTGATTTCTAGCAATTGCTCAAGAGATAAAAAGCGGGGTTCGCGCATGTACTGCACTAATTTATCGCGGCTGGTGACAAACTGGTCATCATGTATTGGTTGCGAGCTCACTATTTTGCCGCCTTCCCATGTAAACATCATGCGCTGACGCTCAAACGGGTGTTGAGTGCGGCTAAGTCGCTTTTGGGCTTCGTTGAAGGCATTAATGAAGTTGATCTTGAGTTCGGCAGCTTTGGCACCGGTAAAACCCATGACTAAAAACATAAAACCGTCTTTGGTCAGGTGGTAACACTTTAAATCACGTTGACTGGTGCCAACCTGTTGATTTTGCACGTTAGCCGAAAAGTTGGTTGACGTAAATTCTTCTGGTGCATCGCGTTTTATCGCTTCGATTTTATCTAAAACATGGCTATGACGTTTACCAAAATAGTCGGCAATGATAAGCGAATTGGTAATGGTTTGTTGGCCGTTGATAAAGACCAGTTGCGCAGGGTAGTTTTTAGACTGTTGTAAGTTCATGGGTGACACTCCTAGATATCGTGAGTAATCATCACCGTCTGGTACGAAACATTGGGTGATGAACTGAGCAAGGTTCGTACTACCGCATCTAGGAAGCGGCCAGCCAAATGGCTGCCTCACCCAGCTCACCATAGTAGTGGTGCGCCGAGTCACGCAATAAAAAACCAGCTCTAAAGGCTGGCGACATTGCGCCTAGATACTGCGGGGTACGAATCCCGGCATTGGATTTTGCCAATGCCCGATTAGTATCGCCCCACTTAGGCGCATTTGTCAATTTTACTTATGAGTTATCAGTTAAGTGAGTTATCGATAACCCTTCAGCCATTTTATAAAGCTAACATGGTGTCATCGAGAACCTTTGATCACACAGCTATTTGCTGCCTAAAGCAAAGCGTATGCGTTTTAGAGACTTAGCAACAAATGGGGCAATATTAAGCTAACCGTTTGGCAGCTGTAACTCCTTGCTCTAATATATTGATATTGTTAGGTTTATTCTTTACATTTGATGTTGGCACTTTTAACGCGCAATTTACGTTTTTTATTTAAGTGTAAGAGTCATTAAATTGCTTTACTTCAAAGACATAGAAAATGTAGGATGATATTAATCAATAACTTAAGCGGTCGGCTTTATCAGTCGAACCGTTCAATAAGCTGTTAGGGTTCCTATGAAATATTGTCCATATTGTGGCAGCGATAAAGGTATTGAGTTTCGATACTTGTCAAAATATGAAGATGAGTGCTTTTTACAGAATTTGAATGATCCTTATATCTATGAGCATACAGGGCACATGTTTGTTTCTGAGTGTTTAAATTGCAAAAGGTTAATGTTAGGTGATGACTATGGTGGTGAATTACCACCAAACTTATTTGATAAAGCGGAACTCATTTATCCTAAGAACTTCATCGCTAATCAATTTATACCCGAAGAAGTTCGAGTTACATATGAAAATGCTAAACGAATTCAGCACTTAAATGCTGAAGCGTTCGCTTTAAGCATAAGAAAATGCGTTGAAATTATTTGTAAACTTAACGGTATAGAAAAAGGTGGGTTAGCTAGTAAGTTAAAGAAATTATGCATCAAGCTATCTTTGCCAAGTTTAATTTTAGAAGCCGCTGATTGTATCAGAATAGTTGGAAATCAAGCGGCACATGATATTGAAGATATACATCCAATAAATGCACGAAATATTGATGATTTTTTTGGTATTCTTATTGAGTATATTTATATTTTACCTGCTAGGTTAAAACATTTTGAATATATGAATGCTATTCCAGAAGATAAAGAGTCACCACCGATCACGAAAGATGGTCGCTGGGTAATGCAAAAAGGGAAATACCCCGGATGGAAACCCTAACAAGTCGTTAATTGAAAGGAGAGACCCTATTAATAAAAAATATTTTTCATTATTTGTAGCCTTCCTTTTGGTGTTGCTATCAATACCAGTAATTGCATATGTTATAGAAATAGCAATGAGAGGCGATTACGTTTATACAGCTTCACCAAAAGCATGGGAAAGCTTTGCAAGCTATTTTAATAACATATCTGGACCTTTTTTAGCAACGATAGCAGCCATTGTTGCTTATATGTCATTGCAGTTTCAATTAAACGAAACGCGAAAGTCGCAAAGCATTAATCAGCAAGCGGATAATTACTTGAAATATATATCCTTATTAGGGGGTATGATTGATAAAAGATGGAAAGTTATTTATACGTACTGTGATATCAACTTTGAGGAAATTGGAGACAGTGTAATAGATATCAAACAGTTGAGTGAGCTTTCCAATAAACAGTTTATGGTTTTAGATGTAATTAAGTTGATGAAATTATTTCACGATTTAAGTTTTGCTGTGCAATGGTATACATCTATACATAAGAAACAAATTGACGCTATTAATGATGAATTCCCTTTGAATGAATGGGCTCACCTTTCAAACGCTTTTATACGTGAGAGAAGTAAGCAGATGAAGTTTTGTTATTATTTTGGACTCTCAATAAAAGAAGAGGTACCAACGGATTCGGATGAATTCAAAGAACTAATCATGTATGAGAACTTTTATGAGAATCTTAAGAGCCAAGGTCTCGTATAAATCACTTACAAGACGTTTAAGAATGGACGCAGTAAAGCGCCCCTTAGCTTAGCGCTAAGTGGCCATCATTATTTGCAGTAATACTGAAAATGAGAGTAGATGCACATGCCAAGCACAAGAAATATAGTGAAGGATTTCAGGGTTGAGACTGCAGTTGCAGAAAGAAAATGTCATGCCAGTGCATCGCACACGATATGCGCAGGCGAGAAGCACTTTGCTTATGATGATCCAGGCAGGATAAATATTTGCATTAAATGTGCTCCAGCAATTTTGAATGTGGCTGAATCACATATTGCTAAAGTTCGACAAGAGCTTCAGTGCTAGCTACTTAATAAGCTGTTAAGTGGTAATCGGGAGAATAGATAGATGTACCGAACTCCAAGAGATTTAGAAACAAAATTTAGGCAATCATTGGGTGCTATTGGCCCTTTGATGTGTGTTGCGGATATAGCAACTCACGAACTAATAAAAAATAATGACATCGCAAGTGTTTCCAAATTAACTAAAACTTATAACCATAAAAGGTTAAACGTTACACATGTTAATTTAGAGGGCGTGTCGCTATATGTGAATTTGGCACATATTGCATATATAAATAGTAGAGCCGACCTTTTTTGCAGTGAAGTTAATAAGTTTTCTAAAAAAACTAATAATGCCAAAAATTCTAAAGATAACGATAGTTATAACATTGATTCTATAGACTTTTTGCGGAAAGCCGTTTTTTTAGTTCATGCACGAAAAAACGAGCTCAAAAAAAGTACGACTAAGCTTGACGATTCTGTGTATATCGATTATCTGGGACAGGAAGAACTGTGGGTTATTGATTATTATAGAACTCTAAGAAATGTTGAATTCCATGGTGGTATAAATAAAGACGAATGCATTAATTCACTTGATGAATCAATAAAAATTGAAATACAGAAAAAATTCAATTTTTACCCAAACTCATTTAATAATCTAAACATCAGAGATGTAATACTTTTTTCACAAGCTTGGCAGTCAGTTGCAAAAAAATTCTGCAGTAAGCTGATTACGATAGACAATGCACTACTGGAAAAAATAAAGGCAAAATATACTAATGATGATGAAACTCGTAGAAATAATGCGCTGAGACAAAAATTAAAACAAGATTACTTGCAACCTGAGTATATTATCAATATATTAGAATCAAATGACTGGGTAGCTTGAGGCAAAAGCGCTCTGGCTCTCCCTGTTCGCAGGGGGACAACCCTTCTAGTAAGCTTTACTAACGATAGAGTTTACTAGAAGGGAAGATTGGGGTTCGAATCCCCACCCAGTCACCACTTCTTTTATATTATCTTCAATGCATACCACTAACAAGTTGCTTAAACTGAACTAAAACAGTGGGTTATGTTTCGCTACACATTTTAACTCACTTTTTAGTCCGGTTAACGCGGCGTTATGTTGCATGGAGTAAGTCTCTTGCGTAGTTTGGATATCAAAGATTTAATTTGTAAAGATGATATAGAGGCTCGTACTCAATTTAACACTGACTTTGAGCACGAATTAAATGAATTATGCAGTCACTTCAGTGAGTCATTTGAACTTTTAGATAACTCTGATTGCGCAAAAGATAAATCAAAACGGGCAGGACTAGTTTCTGGCTATTTGTATGTAGCTATAGAGTCTTCTATTACAGCAACACAGCTACTTTCTATAGGTCATATTGCTGCGTCAGGCAATTCTATGCGTATCGCCTATGAAGCGTTATGTTATGCCGCATTGCTTAAAAAAGAAGTGAAAATTAAAGATACAAATACTAAAAAAGAATTCAACTTTTTCGAAGAGTACGAAAAAAAGTCAAAACTAACTATGTCTCATATGGTTTTACCATTAGTCATAAAAAACCATTTACATATGGGCATAAATACTAACTATGTTGAATTCCTAAAAAAGGCTAAGGATTTTTATAACTGCTTTAGTCATGCAACGCTAATGTTGGTTCGTTCAAAAATAAAACCATCTACGAAGCAAATCTATGTAGCTGGAGGTTACGATTCAGAGCAAAAAGAAGAGTATAAATCTCAAATAGATTATATTATTCACTTTAGTAAAAGCATGAATGGTTGGGTTCAATCAGTAGCTTATAATGCAACATATCAAGTTGCTCAAACGGACGTAAAATAGTTGGCTTAATCTGATTCAGCGTGTTAAATCGCTATTGCTCCTATTCTTATATACAGCAACTCACTTAACCGATAACTTTTAATTTAAACCTAGAAGTTATCGGTTTTACATATCACACAAAGCCAATTCTACCAACGCCATATGTGGCGTAAAACACGCCATATATGGCGTATTTTTACCCCTAAAAACAGCTATAGTTTATATAAGCTTGATACCACTGCGTAACTGGCTTTGCTTCCTCTCTTGTTCCTTTTTGCATACTCTCGTTACATCATCGCCATTAGGCTCCTTTATAGGAGCCCTTTTTTTTGCTCATATTTACCAGGTGCTGCATGAATATTAAAACTAGGCTTTTGGCGCTGGGTTTTACTGGTGCCATTCTTACTGGTGGTGTGTTGGTTGCCACCAGTGAAGATGAAGTATTACGCACCTATGTTGACCCTGCCGGTATTGAAACGGCCTGCTTTGGCCAAACCGGACACAACATAAAGCTTGGCATGGTGTTCACTCACCAGCAGTGCCTAGACATGCTAGCTACTAGCCTTAAAAGCTTTGACCGTGAATTGCTTAAACTCACCCCGCCGTTAAGCGAGGGTGAGCACATTGCTTACCTGAGTTTTATTTACAACGTTGGGGCCGAGGCTTTTGGGGCTTCTACGCTACGTAAAAAGTTGTGGGCGGGTGACCGCGTTGGCGCATGTAATGAGTTGCCAAGGTGGGTTTATGCCAAAAAGAAAAAGTTACCTGGCTTAATTAAACGCCGCTCAAATGAGCGGCGTTATTGTTTGAGGGATTTGTAATGTTTAACGACTTTAAAACCACAGTGCTGTTATGTGCGGTGCTGGTTATGGCGACGGTGATTGCTGTTGGGGCGTTAGGCATGACCTCACTTAAAGCTAAGAACGGCACGTTAAGCCATGACTTGCTGCAATCGCAAGTTAGCGTGGATGCGTTACTGAGCAGCAATGCTAACAAAGATGAACGCATCAAAACGCTTGAACGTGATTATCGCATTATCAGCCAGCTAAACACCTCGCACCGCAAGCAAGTAGCCGATCTCCAATCGACGTTAGATCACAAACTAGTACGTGCTAATCAGCTAAGGACATCAAACCATGAGCCAACTAAAACATGGGCTAATACTGATTTGCCTAGTGATGCTGTGCAGCTGCTCAAGCAAACCGATTGTGAAAGTGGTGACACAGACCAAAACGGTTTATGTGTTACCGCCCCCTGATTGGCTTGAGCTTTGTGATAACCCACGTTTTATTGGGTTCTCAAATCTGGATTTACTGAATCATTCCCTTACTCAAACCAATGCGCTAGCAACTTGTAATGCAAACATGCTGCGCCTACAACAATGGCGGCAGCAATATGAGCATAACGACTGACCTAAGTGCAAAACTCACATCGTTATTGTCTTACATCGCCTCGTTTTTTACCGCTGCAGGCAGTTATGTGAACGATATGGATATTGGTGTTGTAGTCGGCGTGTTGTGTGCTGTGTTTACCGCGTTTATTAACTGGTTTTATAAAGACCGCCAGCGCCAGCGTGCGACATTAAAAAGTGAGCGTGAAGCCAGAATACAAGCGCTGCAAGAGCAGGTGTTGCTTAAACAATTGCAGCATATTGAACAAGAACGATGTAGCCATGTGTTAGACGATATTCACAAGGACTAGCTAATGGCACGTATTCAAACACCCGACGCCGAGCCAGTGCTACTGAACAAAACCGACCTGTGCAAAAGTTTGGGTATTAGTACTCAAGCGTTCGATAAATGGGATGTGCCGATCACCAGCAAAAAAGGCCGTGAGTGTTTGTACACCATGAGCGACGTGGTGGGTAACCGAGTAGCCAATGAGCGCAAAAAACATGTAAGCAATCCAACGCCCGAAGATAACGAAAAACCCAATATCGAGTTTGAGCGTTGGCGCTTAATCAAAGCGCAAGCCTACGGCCAAGAGCTTAAAAACGAAAAAGACGGCAAAGAAGTGGTTGAAGTGACCTTTTGCTCGTTTGTGCTTAGCCGTATCGCTGCGCAAATATCGCCGGTGCTGGACCAAATACACATTCGTGTAAAACGTAAATTCCCCGATATGCCTGAACGCACCATAGACGCTATTCGCGCTGAAGTAATTAAAAGCCAAAACACCGCCGCTGAACTGGCCAACGGCATTGAGGATTTATTAGATGAATATATCAGAAGCACAGATTAAGAATTTGAAAGCTGCTGTCGCTGCTGGCCTTAAATCGTTTTATCGTCCACCTATGTTGACCTGTAGTGAATACGCCGACACGCATTTTTATATGTCGTCTGAATCGTCTTACACCGAAGGTAAATGGGAAAGCTTACCGTTTCAAATCGGCATATTGAATGCCATGGGTAACGACCAAATCACCACGCTGAACATTATGAAGTCAGCGCGTGTGGGTTACACCAAAATGCTGATGGCCAATGCGGGTTACAAGATAGAACACAAAAAACGTAACGTGTTGATATACCAGCCTACTGATGGCATCGCTAAAAAGTTTATGAAAAAGCACGTTGAAACGGCAATACGCGACATGCCGATTTGGAAAGTGTTAGCGCCATGGATTGGTAAAAAACATAAAGATAACACCTTAGAAGATAAAATTTTCACCAACGGAAAAACATTATTGGTTCGTGGTGGTACTGCGGCCGCCAACTATCGTGAACACTCGGTTGATGATGTTATCTATGATGAGTTAGCCGGTTTTGATGAGTCAATCGAACACGAAGGTAACGCCACATCGTTAGGTGACACCCGTGTTGAACTGTCTATGTTTCCTAAATCGATACGGGGTTCAACGCCTAAAACATTAGGTACCTGCCAAATTGAAAAGGCCTGTAGCGAAAGCCAGTACCAATTTAGATTTAACTTACCGTGCCCACATTGCGACGAATTGCAGCATTTAAAGTGGGGCGGCAAAACTGAACCCTTTGGTATTAAGTGGCAAGGTAGCGACCCAAAAACCGCCTATTACGTGTGCGAGCACTGCGGTTGCTGCATTGAAAACAATCAACTGCACGACATGGAAGAGCACCCCAATGCTTTATGGATATGCGACAAAACGGGTGTTTACACCTCTGACTTTATTTCGTTTTTCGACAAAGACGGCGACGACTTTTTAACCCCTGAAAATATCTCGATTTACATCTGGTCGGCTTATAACACGCTTAACAGTTGGGCCAAGTTAGTCACCGAGTTTTACAAAGCCAAAGGCGATAAAGAAAAGCTACAAACCTTTGTTAACACCAAATTGGGCCAGCCATGGGACAACGACAACGGCGAACGTATTGAGTGGGAAGACTTAGGCCGCAGGCGTGAAATGTACCCCAACGGCAAGATGCCCGATTGGGTTGTGTATGTCACGGCGGGTGTTGATACCCAAGACGACCGCTACGAAGGCCGTGTTTGGGGTTGGGGTGCAGGTAAAGAGTGCGCCTTAATCGATAGGTTTATTTTGTATGGCGACCCAGCCAGCCAAGTGTTACTCGATAAAGTTGCGCTGCGCTTAAACCAAAGTTACCCGCGTAACGACGGCATTGTGTTGAGCATTGGCACAACGTGTTGGGATTCGGGCGGTCATTACTCCGATACCGTTTACTCAATGAGTAAAAAGCTGGGTTTGTTCCGCGTGGTACCGATTAAAGGCGCCAATATGTACGGCAAGCCGATTGCCAATTTCCCGCGTAAGCGAAGTAACAAAGGTGTGTATTTAACCGAGGTGGGTACCGACAACGCCAAAGAGTTGATCATGGCCATGATGCGCACTCAACCCAGTGTTGATACGCGTACACCTGGTGCAATTCATTTGCCACTGAACGACAGCATTTGTGATGACACCGAACTGCAACAGTTAACGTCTGAACGAAAATTGCCGACACGCCGCGACGGTCGCATTGTTTACCGCTGGGAAGCTGGCGGCAGACGTAACGAAGCGCTCGACTGTTTTGTGTATGCCTTGGCTGCGCTGTATATCGCCATTGATCGATTTGGCATTAATCTCGACTCGCTCAGTAAAGTGATAACAAATAAAGACGAAAACCCATCATCAACCGATGAATCCCCCAAACCTAAAAAACCGAAAAAGAGCCAAGCCAATAACTGGCTAAATGGTGGTTCGGCTAAATCAGGAGGCTGGCTGTAATGTCAAAGCAAACTGCTACAGACATGGTCGCGCTGTATATCGAAGCCGAAAAAGATGTACTGGCGGGTAAGTCCGTCAGCATCAACGGCAAAATGATGAGTACAGAAGACCTGGAACAAATTCGTAAAGGCCGCATGGAATGGCAGCGTACCTTAAGCATGTACACCCGCCCACGGGGTACCACACTCGCCCGATTTAACTAGGAATCAATATGAGCATTATTAACGATGCACTATCGTATTTATCCCCTGGCTGGGCGCTAAAACGACAAGCGGCCGCAATGAGTTATCGCAACCTTAAAGGTTACGAAGCTGCCAGCCCAAGCCGAACCCACAAAGCCAATAAAGAGGGACGCGGTGCTAACCAAGCAGTATTTGCTGCAGGTAAAAGCTTGCGTGAACAGGCGCGATGGTTAGACGAAAACCACGACCTCAGTATTGGCATTTTAGACCGCATGGAAGAACGGGTAATTGGTGCGCAAGGTATTGTGGTTGAGCCACAGCCCCGCAGTATTAGCGGTGAAATACTCGATGAGTTAGCCAATGATATTCAGCGTCGTTTTGCTGCATGGTCATTAAAGCCTGATGTAACAGGGCGCTACACTCGGCCAGAGCTTGAGCGCTTAGTGTTACGTACCGCATTGCGCGATGGTGAAGTATTCGGCCATCAAGTACGTGGCAAGGTGGCTAAGTTTGGTCATCCCAACCCGCAAGGCACGCAATACAGTATTGAAGCGTTAGAGCCTGATTACATTCCGTTTGAACTTAACGATGTATCAACCCGCGTTCGACAAGGGTTAGAGGTTAATGGTTGGGGGCAGGTGGTGAATTACCATGTGTTGTTTGATCACCCGTCTGACCAAATTGGCTTTCGCTACAAAACTAAAGCCGTACCCGCCAGTAACATGCTGCACCTTGGCATGTTTAAGCGTTTGCACCAGCTGCGCGGTATCAGTATTTTTCACGGCATTTTAACCCGCCTTGGCGACATTAAAGACTATGAAGAGTCTGAACGGGTAGCCGCTCGTATTGCTGCAGCGTTAGCGTTTTACATTAAACGCGGTGACGCGAGTATGTTTGGCTTAGATGGTGATGCTAAGGCTGACCGTGAAATTAACATTGCACCAGGCATGACCTTTGATGATCTTGCTGTTGGTGAAGATGTCGGCATGATTGAGTCCAATCGTCCCAACGTGCATTTAGTCGATTTTCGTAATGGCCAGTTAAAAGCCTGTGCTGCGGGGACTCGTGGTAGTTACTCGAGCATTGCGCGTGACTATCAAGGCAGTTACTCAAGCCAACGCCAAGAGCTGGTTGAGCAAGACGAGTCGAACCGCATTATGCAGCAATGGTTTTGTGCCGGTTGGGCGCGGCCTGCGTTTCGTAACTGGTTGGAAATGGAGTTAATGAACAAGCAAGACCCTATAACCCTGCCGCCAGACCTAGACACCCGCACCTTGTTTGATGCTGTTTATTACGGCCCCACCATGCCATGGATTGACCCCCGCAAAGAATCCCAAGGTTGGGAAATGATGATAGCCGGTAATGCCGCCACCGAGGCTGACTGGGCGCGAGCTCGTGGCCGTAACCCAAGCGAAGTTAAACGCCAGCGTCAACGTGAGCTGAAGTTTAACCGCGAAAACGACATGGTTACGGGTAACGACCCAGAGCCACAAAACGGAGAAACCCCAAGTGAAAAAGACAAAACTGCATCTGGCGCTAACCGCCGCAATGGTGCTCGCACCACAAGCAAGCCTGATCCTGACACCGACCAATAAGCCCGATAAAAGCTGGTATAGCTTAAAGGCGCAAAACGGTAATGCCGAGTTAATGATTTATGACGAAATTGGCGGTTGGGGCATTAGTGCCCGTCAGTTCGCCAAAGACTTACAAGCATTAGGCAAAATCGGCACCTTAACGGCGCGGATTCATTCACCTGGTGGTGATGTGTTTGAAGGCATGGCGATTTACAACATGATTAAAGGCCATCCCGCGCACAAGGTTTGTCATATCGACGGACTAGCCGCATCAATGGCCAGTGTGATTGCCATGGCCTTTGATGAAGTCATCATGCCCGAAAACGCCATGATGATGGTGCATAAACCATGGGGCGGCACATTAGGTGACGCAGATGCCATGCGCAAATATGCTGAGTTACTCGACAAGGTCGAAGGTAATTTAGTTGGCGCGTATCAACAAAAAACAGGTTTGCCAGAAGCCGAGCTACATACGCTTTTGGCTGCTGAAACATGGCTAACTGGCCGCGAAGCGGTTGAAAAAGGTTTCGCCAACACCCTCACTGAACCGCTACAAATGGCGGCTTCGCTTAACTCAAAAAGACTCAAGGACTTTACTAATATGCCTGAAGCTCTAAAAAACCTGTTTGCACCACAGGGTAATGTACCAGGTGCAACTAATACGCCTGCGCCAGCAGCCATTAATACACCAACACCCGCTGCATCGGTACCAGCACCCGCGGCACCGTCGCAAGCTGATATTCAAGCTGCGGCTAAGGCAATGAACAAGGCGCGTATCGACGGTATTAACGCTGCATTTACCTTCTTCCCCCTACTAGCGGAGCTAAAAAACAGCTGTATTGCAAATGATGATATTGACGCAGACAAAGCCAAAGATATGATTTTGGCTAAGTTGGGTGAAAACACTACGCCGTGTGCTGTGCTGCCTCGCACGACGATTCACTCGAGCAACGGTAACATCGTGGGTGATTCAATTCGTGCCCAGCTATTAACGCGTGCAGGTCACGCAGAGCGTGAGGCATCAAATGCTTATGCTAGTTATAACTTGCGCGATCTTGCCCGTGCCTCATTAACGGATCGTGGTATTGGGGTGTCTGGCATGAACCCTTTGCAAATGGTGGGGTTAGCGTTTACTCATTCATCATCTGACTTTGGCAACATCTTGTTAGATATTGCTAATAAGTCAGTATTGATGGGCTGGGAAACTGCCGAAGAAACCTTTGAACGCTGGACTAAAAAAGGCCAGTTAGGTGATTTTAAGATTGCCCAGCGTGTAGGGCTAGGTGACTTCAACAGCTTGCGTCAAGTGCGTGAAGGTGCTGAGTATAAGTACGTGACAGTTGGTGACCATGCACAACAAATTGCATTAGCAACCTATGGCGAACTGTTCTCTATTACTCGCCAAGCTATCATCAATGATGATATGAGCATGCTAACCGACATTCCAATGAAAATGGGCTTTGCAGCTAAAGGCACCATTGGTGATTTGGTTTATGCGGTTCTTACGCAAAATCCCAAAATGGCAGACGGAAAAACCTTGTTCCATGCCGACCACGGCAACTTAGGTTCTGGTGCGCCAAGTGTCGCGGCGATTGATGCTAACCGCATGTTAATGCGTAAGCAAAAATCGGGTAATCGTAGTCTAAATATTCGTCCTGAATTTGTGTTGTGTCCTGTAGGGCTCGAAACCACAATGAACCAGATCATCAAGTCTAGTTCGGTTAAAGGCGCTGATGTTAATGCGGGTATTGCTAACCCTATCCAAAACTTTGCTGAAGTGATTGCTGAACCTCGTTTAGATGATAGCAGTGCAACACAATGGTTCCTTGCCGCTGGTAAAGGGCGCGACACCATTGAAGTGGCTTACCTTGACGGTATCGACACGCCATACATTGAACAGCAACAAGGTTTCACCATTGACGGTGTTGCAACCAAAGTGCGTATTGATGCGGGTGTAGCACCACTTGATCACCGTGGATTGGTTAAATCAACGGGTGTGTAACTCGCATGCATTTAGAAACAACAGCGGCCGCTAACTCGCCATGAGTAAGCGGCCTTTTTAATGGCAAATTTTTAACGTAATTGGGAAAAAACCTTATGAAAAATTGTGTAGCAGATGGCACTACCATCGACTTTATCGCCACGGCAGCAGTTGCTAGTGGTGACCCAGTATTAGTAGGTAAAGTGGTTGCCGTGTCGCTTGGCAATGTGGCTATCGGTGAAGCGGGCGTCGGTGCAACCGAAGGCGTGTATGAATTGCCAAAAGTGACCGCTGATGACATTACCCAAGGTGGACAGGTGTATATCAAGGCTGATGGCATGATTACTAGTGTTGCATCTGGCAATACCTTAGCCGGTAAAGCATGGGCCGATGCGGCTAACCCGAGTGATAGCGTTTGGGTAAAAGTTAATGCCTAGCTTGGCATCGGTATTTGCTGACCGAGTAAATGCCAAAATAGCACGGGTGTTTCAGCGCTTGGCTGACCCGTGCGAGTTTGCCCCAATGCATGGGGCAACACCTTATAACCGTTTGGTTTCGTTAGATGATAACGGCAGCGAAATTGCCGCATCGTCTAATGAGTATGTGCCCGAGTTAATCATGCGTGCTGAGTTCTTACTCACCGAGGGTGATGTTAACTCAGGTGATGTATTCACCATTAACGGCGCAGAGTGCCGCTTAACACAACGGGTTAGCACCGACTCGGTATGTGTGACTTATATTTATATTCAACTTTAAGGCGACATCATGGCGTTAACAATGACAGGCTTTGACGCAGTAAATCGCGAGCTTAAACGCATGCGTGATGTGCAGTCGCCAGCCATTGAAAAGGCCATAGACGATGCGGCCAGGTTTGGTAACCAGCTAGCTGTAGATGAAATATTCACAAAGTACGGCTTTAAGTCGAAGTCGTATGTTGAGCAATATTTCAGTGTCGGTATTAATCCCAAAACCCTAACTGCATCAATTAGCGCAAGGATGCGCCCCAGCACGTTAACCCGTTTTGCCAGCCCACGTTACAAGGTGGGTAAGCGTTCGGCAAGGGTAGCCGGTGGCTTTAGCATAAACGTTATTCGCAATAAGCCTGTGTGGTTTAGTGGTGCGTTTACTGTCATTGGCCGCAACGGTAATCAACTAATGTTTAGTCGCAAAAAGGGTGATAACTCTTGGCGTGAACTTAACGGACAAAAAGCGTTATACGGCCCTTCAGTGGCGGGCAGCTTTGGCTTTATGCGTGACGATTTAGAACCACCCATTATTGCCCATCTGCGTAAAAAATATGGCCAATACGCTAAGTAGTCTTTTACCAGGCATCGAGGTACCCATGATCCAAACAATTTTAGACCGACTCAAATTGGTTGACGGTGCAACTGTGCGCGAAGGGTTTTACACCCAAGGGCTGGCAAAAGAACAACAGTTTATCTTTTTGCAGCCTTATACCGATTTGTTCGGTGCTAAAAATGGCATCAACCCTTACCGCGACGATCTCGCATTGCAAGTTGTTGCCGGTATCAACTTAAGCAAATCGACCACCCCCACAGCAGATCTAATCAATTTAGTTCGCGACATTCGCAGCGCCTTTTTTAAAGACGAACGTAATACCGAAAAACCGTCATGGCTACCCAAAGCTATTACGTTTAAAGAATCTGAGCCCTGTAAATACATTATGCCCGAAGCCCATGAAAAGCATGGATTAGCGGTCATCACTTTAACCTTAATTCATACAGTACCATTCGGAGAAAAACTATGAGCCAAACAGTAGTAGAGAGCTACATCGGATCTGCGATTCTTTATATCGACGGCCGTGATTGTGGCAACGTTAGCGGTGTAAAGCTTGCTATTGAACAAGAAACAAAGTCTTTACCTAATTACCGTGGTGGTGGCGGTTATATCGATGAAGTCACCCTAATAAAATCAGTTAGCTTAAGTGCTACATTTTATGACTTTAACAACGAAAACTTAGCCTTAGCGATGCGCGGTAAAATTGACATATTAACCGCCACGCCAGTAGCTGATGAAGATATCATCGCAGTGCTAGACGGGTTAGCGCAAACCGCCCAAATGATCGATACCACGATAGCCCCTGTTGTTAAAAACACTGCTGGCGATGTTACCTATACGTTGGATGAAGATTATGTGGTGAGCGCTGCAGGAATTCGCGCGTTATCTGCAGGCACCATTACTGCTGGGCAGGCATTAACCGTAAGCTACACCAGCCAAGCGGGTAACGCTTTGCAAGCATTAACGGAATCAGGCAAAACGGTTGGCGTTGTCATTGACGGTATTAATGATTCCACCGGCAAGCCGTGGATGCTTAAGTTTTATAAGTGGAAGCCTACACCAACATCAGGTTTAGACTTGATCGGCGACGATTATGGTTCGTTCGATATAGAAGGTGGCGTATTGGCCAACACGGCAATCGTTGCAGCAGGTAAGTCTAAGTTCTTTGTGCGTAGCGCAGCGTAAAACGTTTTACCTCAACAACCCACAACAGCAATGTTGTGGGTTTTTTATTTTGTTTTTTAACGCTAATTTGGTGATGTATGAGTTTTAAAGACCAAGTCATTAACCTGATCATTCAGGGCAAAGATTTATTTTCCAGCGAAGCCAAGAAGTCTGAAAAAGCGGTTGCTGAATTAGCATCACAAAGCGAAATCCTTAATGCCCGTTTAAAAGAGTTAGAAGATTTACAAGCGGCCGCCAATTCAATTGATGGTTTAACGGCATCAATCAGTAAAGGCGAACGTGCCTATAAAGATAACTCGGTTGCACTCGACAAGTTAGTCACTGAACAAAAGGCAGCAGTTAAAGAATTAAAGCAACTTGAGGCAGCGCAAAAAGCGGCAGAAGGTTCAACCAATCAACTTGAACAAGAATACAATCAAGCTCAAGCCGCATTAGTTAAATATGAAACCGAGCTACAACAAGCCCGGGTTGAAGTCGCAAAGCTCAGTACCGAGCAACAACAAGGTGCCACGGCCAGCAAAGAACAAGCTACCGCATTAACCAAAGCCAGTACCGATTTACAAAAATTAACCAATGAACAAACCAGCGCTAAAAATGCTGCCACCGAACTTGCCACAGCATTAGATAACCAGCGCCGAGATCTGCTTGAGGTTAGCACCGCCACCGAAGCGGCTAGTCGAAATAAAGCTGATTACACATTAAAGGTTAAAACTGCTCGCACCGAGGTAAACCAGCTAGCGAGCAGCATTAATAAGAATAAAACCGAGTTAGACAAAAACACCGCGAGCTTAAAAAATGCTGGCATCAGTACGGATAAGCTGGCAGAGGCCAGTAAAGATTTAAAGCAGCAACAAGTCGCCGCTGAGACAGCGTTAAGGGGTGTTAATAACAAGCTTGAACGCCACAATAAGTTATTAACCGAATCGAAAAAACAAGCCGGTGATTTTGGTGGCAGCATTAAAAGTGCAACTGTCTCATTGGTTGCCATGGCCGGTGCCTACATTGGTGTCGATAAGTTATGGGAAAGCCTAAAGTCGATACTGACTGCAGGTGATGATGCTGCATCATTTAGCGCCCAAATGACCGCCATGATGGGCAGTATTGCCAGTGGTGAACAAGCCACCCAATGGATTAAAGACTTTGCCAATAATACCGGTACCCGTTTAGATTCGGCTAAACAAGCCTTTGCCTCGTTAAAAACATTCGGTATCGACCCTATGAATGGCAGCTTGCAAGCCATGGTCGATTACAATGCTAAGTTGGGTGGAAGCCAAGAAAAACTTGAGGGCATTATTCTTGGTGTTGGCCAAGCATGGGCGAAACAAAAGCTGCAGGGTGAAGAAATACTGCAGTTAGTTGAACGGGGTATACCTGTTTGGGACTTGCTTGAAAAAGTCACCGGTAAAAATGCAGTTCAACTGCAAAAAATGAGTGAAGCGGGGCAGCTTGGCCGCGATGTTATGCAGCAGCTGTTTGCTGAAATGGGTAATCAAGCTAATGGGCAAGCATCAAAAAGCCTCGAGCGCTTAAGTGGTCAAGTTAACTTAATGTCCAACAAGTGGACCGAGTTTAAAACCATTATTGCTGATTCTGGTGCTTACCAGGTAGCGGTTGATTTTATCCAATCGTTAAATGATAAGTTTGATGAACTGAATAAAAACGGCCAAATCAAACAGGCCGCGCAAGACATTAGCGACTTTTTTACCACCATGATCCGCGATGGTGGCGCCAGCATTACCGCCACACTTGAGAACATTGCCGCATTTGCTCGGGCATTAAATGTGATTAGCGGATCGTTACGCTTGGTGTGGAACGGTATTACGGCTGGACTATCTGCTATTGCGCTTTTCGCTACCGCATCATTTGCCAAAATTATTGATGCTTATGCCTATATGATTGAGGCGCTTGGTGGTGATGAACTTGGCGCTTCTATTCGTCAAGTGTCAGAGGCTGTTAAGGCCATTTCTGACGGCTACAAGCAACAAATTGAGCAAGACAGTAAAGACATTAATGCTGCTTGGAAACAGATAACGGGGGAGGTTGAGCAATCAGCATCAAGCGCTTACAAGGCTGCGGGTGATGCAGCAACTAAAAGCGCTAAAGTGCAGGCAGATGCAGCTAATAAAGTGGCTGACGCCCAGCAAACTCAAGGTGATGCTACCGACGAACAGACCGCCAAAATCAAAGAGTTTGAATTGGCTATGTCTAAGGCGGGTATTACTACCGTTTCGGTATTGCGCGAACAAGCTGCGGCAGCTAAATCCACTTATGAAGAAGTTAAACAAGGTGCCAAAGATGGTGTGGCATCGACCAACGAACTAAACCAGGCATTTTTAAAATACGCAGAAGCATCGATAAAAGCCGCTGCTGCAGGTGATAAACAAGTCGAGTCGAGCATTCGGATAAAAGCCGCTAACCTTGGTTTAAGCGATAATATTGATTCACTAATAGAACAATATAGTCGCTTGAGAAATGTGCAAGTTGGCTTAGGCAATGACAGCGAAGAGACAGATAAACAAGTTAAAAATGCGAACCAAGGCATTGGCACTACCATGGAAAATACCATGGGGGTGGTGGTTAAAAGTTCGCAGCAAGCCGGTTCTGCATTAGCCAGTGTTGCCAAATTTTTCACCGACTATTTAAAAAGTGTTACTGCTGAAGTCGCTGAACTCAGCACGGGTGCTGTGGCTTACTTTAAATCGATACTGTATGGCCAAACGCTATTAACTGACTCAAGCAGTGAACTAGAGAAAACCATTAAGATTTACAAAAATCTAAGTGGTGAGATTGGTGATCTGCTCGATGTGCAAGCCAAATCAATCGATTTTACTGGCATTAGTAATTTTGCCCGTAAAGCCGAGATAGCCGGTAAGCAAGCGCAGGCGGCCTATTATGGTCAACGCATTGAACTGTTAAAAATGGTTGATGCCCTCGATGCTGCCGAAAGTGGCAACATTGGCTTAATCAATAGTGCCGAACGTGCGGCTAACTCAATGAACTTGATGAACGATCAAGACTTGGGTGTGCTGCGCACGGCCATTGATTCAGCCAAATCGAGCATGGACTCATTACGTGACAGTGCTCAATCAACCCTCGATACGTTGCAAGACGAACTAGACGGTTACCTTGGCCGCCAGGATGAAATCGAAAAACGTCGTTATCAGCAAGAGCTAGCCGATATTAAAACCCAATTAGCTCAGGCTGAATCAACGGGCGACAAGACATTAATCACCCAACTGAGAGAAGCCGAAAAAACGCTAAACAAGGTTTACGCTTATCGCACCGCCGAAATAAAAGCCCAGCAAGACGCCAGCGAAAAGCAAGCCATTAGCGACGCTGCTACCACCAAACAGCAATCTACCGCCAGTGCTGTGCAAACCAATGTGACTACCCAAACCCAGCCAACCATTACAACGGCCGCCGCGAATAGTAGCGACACCGTAGTGCTGCAGCTGCAAGTGGGTAACCGCACGTTTGATGCGCAAACCAAGCGCAGCATTGTGAATGAACTTGTGGCCGAGATTAAGCGTTTGCAGTCGGTGGGTGGTTAGCCGCTCGTTTGCAGTAACACTATATAAAGAGGCGCTATGTTTAATACCACTATCGACACCATTGTGTTGACCGAACCACTGCACTGGCTAAACCGCAATAACACCCAACGGGTTGCTGCCAATATGAAGCGGGCACTTAACGGTGCCCCGCATATTCAGCAAACCATTATCCCTGCAGGTATTACGTTGGAGCTTGGCAGTAAAAACGGTTGGATGCCCCGCAGTGAGTTCGAACAACTGCAAGCCCACGCGGCCACCACATTAACCGAGTTTACGATTAACCACGACGGCAGTGACATTAACGTGATGTGGGATAGCACTCAAAACAGCGTGATCACTGGTGATGATGTTGACGACCAATTGGGTGGGTATCCGTTGCTGACCAACGTGGTATTTCGATTTTTAACGCTGTAACTCTTTCTCGCTTATTGATAAACACAGGTGGCCCATGAGCATTACCCGTAATGATTTAAAGATATTTAAACCCGAACAGTTGGGGACTAGTGACGATGCAGGCGGCCAACGTACTCGTAATGCGGTGCAGTCTGGTAAGTTAAATGAATTGTTTACTGCGATTTCTGACATTGACCACGCGCAATCGTCACTCGATATTGTTAAGTGTTATCCAGCATTAGACACCATAGACACTGGCACCTTACTCGATGCGCATGTGTTTATTAGTCAGCCACCGAGTGATCCGCTCGTGTCGATGTTGTTAGTTGAAGCCGATGCGTTAGACGATGAAGACCGCATGGTCGAAATGAAAGAGATTTTAGAATCGTCGGTTACCGCGGGGTCATTAATCCGTTCGGGCGCACCAGGCTTCTTACCCAATCAAAACAGCTTTAGCCGCGAGTATTTACAGTCTACGTATATGTTTGACGGCAAAGAGTATCGTAAAACCACCAGTTTACGCGTTGGCCAAGTGATTGCCATTACCGTTGAGTATGCTGGTATTGAAGATGCCGACTGGCCGCGTAAAACCCATTACGCCATGGTGACCGATACTAATGCACCAGGTAACAGTGAAGGCAATATTGTATTTGATCCACCCATCGATTTTGCTACCCCTGACTATAACGTCACCGTTAACGCCACAAGCAATTGCACCAAGCTGCGACTCACCAACGAAGCCAGCCCGTTAACGTTTCACGGTGTGAGTAAGTTAACTGCCGCCAGTAGCAACAAGAATCTAGCCGTGCAAGCAGTGCAGCAAAATCTATTGCCAGTGGTATTAAGCGAACAAGTTAAAACAGGCCAAGCCATTAGCGACGGTGACATAGTCCGTAAAACGGTATCGCAAAATGCGACAACGGCACAAAGCTATCAGTTTGCCTTGGTTGATGTATTGCAGGGCACTAACATCGCCGTTGATTACACCCCAATCACCAGTTACACATCGGGCGGCATTCAATACGGCAGTGACGACGCGATTGTAGTGGTAAGCAGTGACACGGTGAGTGTGACGTTATCGCGTAAACCTGACCTCAATACCCCTGTGTCGTTGCAGTACATTTCGGGTGTGTCGTATCAAAACTATGACAATGCTGATGTGTTTCCTGTAGATCGCGAATTAGTGCCAAATACGTTAACGGGTAAAGTGACTCGCCAAAGTACGGCATATCAATTTACCGAGCGTGATGGCGCGTTATACATCACCGTTGTTTCGAGTGTTGGTTCGCTTGTTGTTCAAGAAGAAATACGTGCAGCCATTGTGGACTATCAAACAGGCATCATCACGCTTGAGAATGGTATCTCTAATCTTGTGTATGTTGGCTTAGTCATTGCGCCAGAATCAGCCAATG